ATTAGGCTTTCCTAATTACAATATAATCATAACTAGAAATAGACTCTGGCTCATTTTCGCCGTACTCTGACCATGTACCAATTTCTATGTTCTTATTCTTCTTTTGAAAGAATTGTAAATCACCACGGTCAATATACTTTGTCATGTTTTTAAATATCTTTTCAGATTGTTTTTCTGTAAAGTTATTTGCCACATCTGTTGACCAATTACCTGTGTAATAAGTCATCTTGTTTTCATTACCACTAAGGAAGTGGTCTAGTTTTTTAGGGACGCCACTTATTACCGATTTAAGGTAGTGGTCGAGTTCTTTTGATTTAGTTGTTGCCATAATATAGTTCTCCTTCTCATTTATAAACCTTTGATTAAGAATTTCTCAATCACATTCTTGGTAGGTATTACAGTTGTATTCCCACCATCTGATAATTCACCATGCTCATCATAGTTATAATCAGACATTAATACATGTACATTTTTGTCTTGCTTTACTAGCCAACCAGTTGATACACAAATAGCAGGTTGTGATTTTTGTATCTCTTTTAGAGTACGCCAACCTGAATCACTTTGAATATCCTCCCAATACACCATATAGAAATCAAATGTAAATGGTATAGCAGGTAAAGTATCTGACTTTTTAATGCTTCTTCTCTTAACTTTTGCCACCTATCTCCTCTTTATACATTTCATCTGCTTTCATTTGTAATTCTTTAGCTATGCTTTCTAATAAAAGAGGTAAATGTTTTTCAACAACACTTGTCATCTCTAAAGAAAATTTATACGCCAGTTTGGCCATCTCTGCCTCTAATACTGACATATCTACACCATTACCACTTATGTTTTCTTTAATAACATGAGCAACAACAGCTGTATTATAGTCGTCTGCTTGTACTGATTTAGCAAATGCGTTCAAACCAAACCACAAAACTAAACAAATAACAATTATTTTTTTCATAATATATCCTTTCTCAATATTTATGGATACATTATACATTAAAATAGACATAGAGTCAAGCACTTTTTTACTATATTTGGCGCTTTTTTTAGTTTTTTTGTGCTTTTTTAAGGGCTGCGACAGAATTATACACTACTCTGGGGTAGCAAATTTGTCATTCCAACCAAATGCTTCTCTTACAACTGATTCGGTAAGACCTTTATACATCTTGTTTAATGATTTATTCTTCATTCCCATAAGTAACTTAGCTTCGTCTTGGTGGAGACCCTCTAACATCTGAATAAACATAGTTTCTTTCTGTGTCTTTGTAGTCTGATTATCTGCACCTTTCACAAAATGCCATAGTCTTTTTGCTTCATTTCTCAATAGACCATGTTCAGTTCCAATAGGAGCTTCGTTCATCATGTATGGTGGTTCGCCTGCTGGTAAATCCCATATGATTGCTGGGTCAAATGCACCCTTTAATACTTGTTTAAGAGGAGCAGTTGCGTTCTCTTTTAATATCTGAATTTTTTGTGGTTTTGCTTTTGCGTTATTAACTTTTTTTAATATCTCTGACATCAATTCAACTGTCTGACCCATACCTGCTGTGGTATTAGTAGCTCTCATTGCTTGTGGTGACATTAGATGTGGATTTCTTGCTTGTTCGGCCATAATTTCTCCTTCAATTAATTATATATTCGACAGTATTATTTATCCTTGAAATTTCTGTCTGAATACCATTTATAAAATTCTTTATCCGTGAATAATTCTGCGATATGGTTAGCTGGTACTTGGTCTGTTTTGATACATTGTTCAAGACTTTCATACTCATAGGTGTCCACTTTTCTTTTCATTGGTAAATCTTTGTTTGCTTCTGCCAATGTCCTCACCATCCTATAATTTATGGTTTGTTGTCTAGTTAGTCCATGCATTTAATTATAACATACATTACTATTACTGAAACAACGATACCTAAAAAAAATAAACCTAACATATTAAAAGGCAGGCGCCGAAGCGCCTACCCTCAATTTTTTTAAGATTATGCGTTAGCGTAACCTTGTGAACCAAACAAAGCAGTTTGACCAGCTGCGATAACAGCTTTTGATGGTGTTCCTACTCTGTAAGATACGCCAGCAGATGTTCTATTTTCATAAATCATCATACCTTCGTTTCTTAATTTACCAACCATGTTAGCTGGTGATTTAAGGTCAAATGTGTTTCTCAGCGATTTCCAAGTTACAGTATTGCCTTTTGAGAAAAGGTTTCTTACCTTTTCCGTTTTTGATAGTTTAGCTCTTGCCATGTTATTTGTCTCCTTTGACATATTAAATAAAAATTTAAACATAAGTGTTTAAACTCCTTTCTGTGTTGAGTTTAATGTACTCCTACAATTGCCAGGCAAAGCGTACTTTAGTAGTTTGACTAGCGAATTCTTATTTGTCATTATCTGGTTCAAAGTCAGGTGTAAAATGTATATCTGCCATATCAGATAAATCTCTAACTTCGTCCTCTATATCTCTTGACAATGGTTTATGTGGTTTATGTTTAACATCTAGTATTTTACTATAATCTAATCTTGCTGATTTGTTTTTACCACTTGTATTCAATGTGACCATTTTATCTGATAAAGTTTGAGCAGGATGTTTTCTATTGAAATCACGGTATACCAAACCTCTAATAGCGTCTATTACAAGTGCCAAGTCAGCCGTAAATGTCAATTGATTAGTTCTAATACCCATTGCTACAAATTTATCTAATAATTGATAAGCAATATCATCAACATTACCCTCTACAAACTCTTTAGTCTGTTCTTCGACTAATCGTTTATGTTCTTTCTCATTAACAGGATGGTTAACAGTATGTTTGTCTTTAATCCTGCCTGTTGGAAAAAGTATAATGTTGTCTTTATCACTCAATTATCTCTCCTTTGAAGTTGACTTTACCTTTATCGGCAAAATGTTCTACTAATTGATTATAACCACCAATCAGTTCGCCATCAATTTTAATTTGAGGCATAGTTCTCACATTTTTACCAATGTCTTCAAGCATTGCTTGAGGTGAGTCAAACTCTTCTAGTTTTTTTTCTTCGTATTCAAGACCAAGGTTCTTAACAAGATGTTTGGCCTTGTTACAATAGACACAGTTGTTTTTACTATAGATTGTTATTGTCATTGTTCTTTTTTAGGTTGTCCCATGCCTTTTTACTTTCACCATTCAGGTTGTAAGCGTCAACAGCTTGTTCAATAGTGTAATGATACATCTTATTAAACTTACCTAAAGGCAATCTCATACCTATCCATGTTCTATAGTAACCATTTTTAGTAAGAGTTACATCTTGTGCAAAGATTTCATAACCTCTGACAGGTGTATTGCTAATTGTATTTACAATGGCACTCTCTACCTCTGATACTACAGTTTTTGTTTCAGTTTTACCAAGTTCAGTTATGAATTGTTTTGATTCTTTATTCATCTCACCCTTGATAATATCTGCCAATTCAGATTTCGCCATCATTTTAGCTTTCTCAATTGACAATTGTAAATCAGGAGATACTGCCGTTGCAACACCATAGATACATTGCTTATCATTATCTTCACTTGTTAACCATGAAGTATCACAAGCTTTCGACTCATCAATATCAGCCATGTACCAAGCAGGTACTTTATCAACTACATTACCACTCTCTGATTTTATCTTATAGGTACTATTCATACTAGAGCAGGCACTTAAACCTACTATTGTTACAAGAGCACCTAGTTTCATTAGTTTATTTTTCATCATATTATTTACTTTCCCTCACATTATATACTAACTCTTGCAAGAAGTCAAGCGTGGATTGAACATATGTCCAAGCATCCTCACTCGATACATCATAAAGTATTACACATACAAGAGCAATAATGATTATATATCTTATCATTATTTCACCTCCCATTCACCATTTGATTGTAAACATACTTTTCCTGGTGACTTAAAAGCGTGTTTATCCCGACTATAATATCGGCAATATTCAGGTGTTTGTACATCTCTGTAATAGAATTGTGCAAATAAATCCCAATAACCTGGGGTTTCAATGCCTTGTCTACCATCAGCACACACCAACTTTTCTTCTTTTGTAACTGTATCGCCATCTGTGACGATTTCAATTTTAATATAACAATATTGTCCATTAACTTCATGTGGTTCTATATTCTTGACTTTAGGATACATCAAATCGCCTGCAATGGCAAGTCCAGAAATGATTAAGAACAAAATAAGAACAAGTGTAAATGTCAAATATCTTTTCATGTTAAATCTAGGATCCATCATGGTTTTTCTATCCATTGTCCATCTGGTGTTTGACAAGCAGTACCAAATATGACTTCTCTGTTAACGCCTCCGACACCAACCAATGGCCAACTGTTAGTAATATCTACTGTTGCGTCATATTCTTTACACTTAAATGGTCCGACCATGTATGATTTAGTTAATTTAATTATGCCTGAATTACCTGTTTTTGAATTATACCAATTTGTATATGATTGGCCATATTCAGGCGCTGTGTTTAAATGGTCTACGAATACTGCGTTGTGTACATCATAATCTGAATTGTACATTAATTCAGCACCCTTAAATGCACCAATTAAGGCACATGCACCGGTAACATATGGGTCTGATTGACCTAAAGCAACACAAGTCGCAACACCAGTAGCGCCACCTGAAACGGCACCTACATGTGTTCTATTAATCGAACTGCAATTGGTCAGGAACACCAATGATAGTCCTAATAATAGTACCGATTGGATTGACTTCATATTTACCTTCTTCATTCTTTTTTATCGTTGAACATGCCGTCATGGTTGACACCACTATAATCGCCATAATCACCGTCTTTATCTTTTTCTTTACCATAATCTGATTTGTCGTTTGCAATTAACAAACAATCTGCTTGAATAGTATCAATTAAATTCTGTACTCTAAAATCTCTATCAGGCGACTTGGGATATTGATACTTTGTAATCCTCAAGTCATCTGACATTTTTTTGATTGAGTCAATCTTATCGCAAAAATCACTAATCTTGTGTAACATCACTCTTGCCTTTTAGCATTGTAAACGGCCATTTAGTTTTCATGTCCGCCCAACTCTTTGATTGATACTCTTTAGTTTTGTCAACTTCATTACCTATAAACTTAACAAGTTTACCTGGTACTTCAGCTACATTAGAAACAAACTCTTGTGGAGTAATTGTTTTATCCTCTGCTTTGGCAACACCAGTTATCATAATGAAAGCTGCTATTGCTAATATTCCTACTATTTTTTCCATAGTTGTCATACTTTTCTCCCTGCTGTTTTAAGGTCTTCTTTACTGACCACCATGTAAGGACCTTTGTTATACGCTGGAACAATTGAGTATTGTTTAGACACTTCAATTCTTTCCATTTGTGTTTTGTGGTCTATTGTACCACCATTACCCATACTATTTGATAAACTAGGGTAGTTTGGAGTTTCTCTGACATGAGGTGTACTTTGTAACGGTACATATCCTGTCTTAACTTTTGGTAAGGCACCAAATCTATACTTAATATAATCGTCTAGTGTCATCAACATACTATGCAAATTTTTTGATTTGTAATGTTTGTTGTGTTTTCGTAGGTCTTCTTTAAACTCTGCAATTTGATTTTCAGATAGATTATTCATCTTCTTTTTATTCTTGCGTGAGTACCCACTAGATTGATTTGTATAGATAATCGCCATTAATTTACACTCTTGTTTTCAGGTGTTTCTGCGTCTGACATAGCTTTGACTTCGGCAAATGTCTTACCAAAGCCAACTTTGTAAAATGCGTCAACTGGATTCTCTTGTAGATAAGCAGACAACAAATTAGAAAAGTTAATATCAACACCCTCATAGTATTGAGGTTTATTGTTTCTTAACTCAATGTGGTCTCTACAAAATTGAATACGATTGTCATACTTCTCGTACTTGCCTTTTGTGTCTTTTGCTTTTG